ACGCGATCGACGTTCAACCCACGAATGTCACCTTCGTCTTTACCGAGGCTGATGGCGCAGCCGGTGAGATCCAGTGCGACTATCGTGTGCTGTATCGGACCTCTGTCACAAATCTCGCGAGCTGATCATGGCTACGATGGTGGACGAATACTGGGGTCAGGGAGGCTCTTACCTCTTGGACCCCAAAACCGGCAAGCGGAAGCTCATCGAGCGGACGGAGCCGGCCAATCCCTCTGAACCCCAACCCGAGGAACTGAGCGATGGCTCTGACACGCAAAAGACTGATCCAGGTTAAAAAGGAAGCCACCTACGGGACGGACAGCACCCCGGCAGGTACCGACGCCCTGCTGGTGCGGAACCTTGAGATCACTCCGATCGAGGCTGATGTGGTCAGCCGTGATTTAATCCGTCCTTACCTTGGCAATAGCCCGCAACTGCTGGCCAATAGCCGGGTGAGCATTACATTCCAGGTGGAGATGGCGGGCTCCGGCACTGCTGGCACTGCCCCCCGTTACGGCGCCATCCTGCAGGCTTGTGCCATGTCGGAGACGATCGTGGCCAGCACCAGCGTCACCTATGCGCCGGTAAGCAGCGCGTTCAGCTCTGCGACGATCTACTTCAACAACGACGGCATTCGCCACATCCTGACCGGCTGCCGCGGGACATTCACGCTAAACGCCGAGGTGGGGCAGATCCCGACCATTGACTTCACGATGGTGGGCATTTACAACGCGCCGACCGATACGGCGTTGCCTTCCACCACCTACAGCGCGCAGGCCAGTCCCTTGATCTTTAAGCAGGGCAACACGTCCGCCTTCCAGTTCTTCAGCTACGCCGGCTGCCTCCAGTCGGTCACTTTTGAGATTGCCAACAGCACTGTCTACCGCGAGCTGGTTGGCTGCACGAAAGAGGTCATGATCACTGATCGTAAACCGGCCGGTACGGTCATGATCGAGGCCCCCACCCTGGCCACCAAGGACTACTTCGGTATCGCCCAGACCGAAACCACCGGCAACCTGACCTTCCTGCACGGCACCACCGCCGGCAACCGCGTCACGCTCACCGCCGGCCAGTGCGATATTTCCAACCCAACCTATGGGGATCAGGATGGCGTACAGATGCTTAGCATCCCGTATGTTGCCGTTCCGACCACGGCCGGCAATGATGAAGTGAGCCTCGCTTTCACCTGATAGGAGCATCCTCCATGGCGTTTGTTCTCAAGCAATCCGACACCTACATCTGGCCAATCACATTCGACGTTCCCGTCGATGGTGGTCGGCACGAACGGCAAACCTTTGACGGTGAGTTCAAGCGCCTTTCGCAGAGCAAGATCGCACCGATGGTGGCTGAGCTGCAGAAGCTCGAGGATCTTGGCGACCTAGATCGGATCACCGAGATCGCGGGCGAGCTGCTGGTTGGCTGGTCTGGCGTGACTGGTGACGACAGCAAAGAGATTCCTTTTAGCCAGAAGGCGCTCGACCAACTGCTCGAGGTGCCGTTCCTCGCGGTGGCGGTGCTCAAGTCCTACATGGACAGCATCAAGGGAGCCAAGAGAAAAAACTGACCGAGGCCGCTGAGCATTGGGCCAGCGGCGGAGTGGTGGACGAAACCGATGCTGACGCTGCTGCTCTGGGGATTGTGATGCCTGAGCCGGAGCCGGAGCACTTCGAGGTATGGGAGGAGAACTGGACGGTCGTTCAAATGTTTCTGCGATGCCAGACGCAGTGGCGCACCACCATGAACGGCGTGCTGGGCCTCGATTATGGGGCAGTGGCGTGGCTCTTTAAGATGTACGCAGTGAAAGACCCGCGCGAACTGCTGGAGGATCTGCAGATCATGGAAGCGGCCGCGATGCTGACCATCAACAACCGGAGCAGTTGACATGGCCATGAACATGGACGCCATGCTCCGCATCAAGGCGGACGTTCAGGGCGAGAACAACATCCGGCGCCTTGGCAACTCCATGCAGGGTCTGCAGGGGCAGGCCAAGAACGCTGCCATGAACTTCAGCAGCCTGAAGGGCGCTGTGATGGGCTTCGGTGCTGCGATTGCCGGCAGCGCCATCGTGGGCGGCCTTACTGCCATCGTGAAAAAATCGATCGATGCAGGCGATGAGCTGTTTAATCTGCAGGCAAAAACTGGTATCGCTGCCAAGGCGCTCATTGGCTTGGGCAATGCCGCCAAGCTGGCAGACGTGGATCAGGGCACCCTTGCCAAGGGTCTCACCAAGCTGAGTGTGAATCTGGTCAAAGCGGCCGAGGGCAACGATGATCTAGCGCGGAAATTCCAAGCGCTTGGCGTGAAGGTCAAAGACTCCAACGGTCAAGTTGTACCAGCCGACAGGGCGCTAAAGCAGATCGCTGATCGCTTTGCTGACATGCCTGACGGCGCGCAGAAGGCGGCCGCAGCCGTTGCACTGTTCGGCAAGTCTGGCGCCGAGCTGATCCCGCTGCTGAATGAAGGCGCAACCAGCATGGAAAAGTTCACCTACAAGGTGGGCGATGATTTCGCGGCGCGCTCTGATTTGTTCAATGACACGATCACCGAATTAGGCATCAAGGCGCAGGGCTTTGGGCTTGAACTGACCGA